TTTATAGAATTAGTTAAAAATAAGGAGATCTACTATAGCATCGATTTGTCGAATGCTACTGATAGGTTCCCTATTGAGCTAATCTATAGACTCCTTTGCTCAAAACTACCTTCTGAGTATGTCAATGCATGGAGGAGAGTGATGGTTGGCCACCCCTTTGAGCTAACAACGGGTGGGAGATCTGAAAAGATTTCCTACTCTGTTGGTAACCCAATGGGTGCTTACTCATCATTCAACTCCTTCGCACTAGCACATCATTATCTATTATACTATTGCTGCCGAGAAGAGAAAATCGAGTGGAAAACACTTGATTATGCTTTACTCGGAGACGATATTATAATATGTAATGAGAAGGTTGCAGAGAGATATATGGCCCTATTAGAAAAAATTGGTGTTGAATATTCCATAGCGAAGACTCATAAGTCGAAAGACTTTTTTGAGTTCGCTAAAAGGATATTCTACCAAGGAATCGAAGTTTCACCCTTTCCTTATTCTGCTATAGCGGAGTGCAGTAAGTCATATGATTTACTTTTTACTCTACTATGGAGTTTAAGGAATAAAGGAACTTGGCTCCCTAAGACGGACATTATGTCATCAGGACTAGATTTCTTTAGAATTGTAATGAACTGGCGTAGGCCTTACCTTAGAACTAAGGTGGGACCTAAAGCCTGGTTATTACTCGGGATACTTGATATTGTAAGTGGTCTTCGGACTGCTGGTGATTTCTTAAACGAGATCATCAGGACTCAGAACTACCGCTTACCAATACTCTCTGAGGATGTTTGTAAAAATATCCTTGGAAATTGTATTGTTCAAGCATTCGCCGACTCTAATGTAGCAAAGGCTCTTGACTATGGTTCTATGGATATGCCCCTATGGGGCACAACACAAGAACTAGGTAAAGGGTTCTTTGTATACAAAAGAGAATTCAAGAAAGATAATCCTGGTATTAAGGTTGGAGATGCAATCCCCTTTAGTACTCCTTTAGGACAAGCTCAATTAGCTGTCCAGAAGGAATACAGGGAATTGTTAAACCATATCTTAATACTTGACAAGACCGGAGAAGATTGGAGCTTTAAATTAAGGGTATTCGCATTACCGAGAAGTGATAAATCACTCCTTGATAAAGGTGATTACCTTTTATCTAAAGCAGCCAAATCTTTCGGAGCCTTAGTAGACGAACAGTTGATGATACTACAAATGTATCCTCAGCTGCTTGAATTCTAAGGACGATAAACTCCTAGTGGC